ATTCATTACCTGGGGACGCATAATAGCTTCTGTGCGCCGGACGTTGCCGCGCTAACAGGGGCAACAGTAACCAGCATAAATCAGGCCGCGGCTAAAATGGCACGGGCAGGTCTTCTGGTTATCGAAGGTAAGGTCTGGCGAACGGTGTATTACCGGTTTGCTACCAAGGAAGAACGGGAAGGAAAGATGAGCACGAACCTAATTTTTAAGGAGTGTCGCCAGAGTGCCGCGATGAAACGGGTATTGGCGGTATATGGAGTTAAAAGATGACCATCTACATCACTGAGCTAATAACAGGCCTGCTGGTAATCGCAGGCCTTTTTATTTGGGGGAGAGTAAATCGTGGTTGAGTTGATTTTTTCTGCATTGAGGATTCTCGGTGCTATGTGGATGGTGGCGACGTTCATTGTGGTTGCCAGCAGTTTTGTCCGGCTGGTAGGCGAAGGTAAAGACCTGGTTGGTGTGCTTTTCGGTAGCATTTTCCTGTGGGTGATTATCGGTGTTGCGCCTGTCGCTGTAGCAAAAATGGCGTGGCGTTTTGTGAGTTGAGGTGACAATGAAGCAAATATACATGCTTCGCAACGAAGCAATCAGAAACAACGCCATAGACGCAATACTCTCACTTCCGATCGACGACAAGTCACCTCACGAAGTCCACATTAAAGAACCAAAGCGGAGCAATCCTCAAAACCGCCTTATGTGGGCGTTATTGCAGGACGTATCACGTCAGGTGCTTTGGCATGGACAGAGACTTGCGCCGGAGGACTGGAAAGACCTGTTCACTGCCCTGTGGCTTAAGCCAAAAAACTGGAGCAACGAAGTGTGCCTGGTATCGATGGTGGCGTTGTCATGCTTGGCGTGCGTACCAGCAAAATGCGAAAGGCCAGCATGACTGAGCTTATCGAAATCAATGTTTTGGTTCGGCTCAGAGCGCAACGTGCGGTGGAGTGATGACTCCCGGCGAGAGTATGAATGGTCACAACGAAAAGGTAGGGCTGCATGACTATCAAATCAAATACACCAGCACACGACAAGGACTGCTGGCAAAACGCCGCTTTGGCTTTTTGATGCGCTGGATATTGAGTTTGGATTCTGGCTGGATTCAGCTGCGAGCGACAAAAATGCTCTGTGCGCTCACTGGCTAACTGAGGCCGACGACGCACTCAATTCTGAGTGGATAAGCCACGGTGCAATCTGGAATAACCCACCGTACAGCAATATCAGGCCGTGGGTGGAAAAAGCCGCTGAGCAGTGCATACAACAGCGACAGACGGTAGTGATGCTTGTGCCAGAGGATATGTCTGTCGGATGGTTCAGCAAGGCTCTGGAGAGTGTTGACGAAGTTCGCATTATCACTGATGGACGGATTAATTTTATCGAACCATCGACAGGGCTGGAGAAGAAGGGAAACAGTAAAGGCTCCATGCTGCTGATTTGGCGACCGTTCATCAGTCCTCGACGGATGTTTACTACCGTATCCAAAGCGGCATTGATGGCGATCGGGCAGGGCGTCAGGAGGGCGGCATGAGGCGACAGCGACGAAGTTTCACCGACATCATCTGCGAAAACTGCAAATACCTTCCAACGAAACGCTACAGAAATAAACGCAAGCCAATCCCAAAAGAATCTGACGTAAAAACCTTCAATTACACGGCTCACCTGTGGGATATCCGGTGGCTAAGACATCGTGCGAGGAAATGACAATGGATTATTCACAGTTAAGTGATTTTGAAATTAACGTGGCGGTATTCGAAGCCATTCATAACGGATCACCGGATTACAAAGAAGGTGAGAATGGCGCGATGGTGTTTGTCTCATTTGAGGGAGACATTGTAAACGGAGACGCAGTTGAAGTAGAAGTTGAGCGCGGTTCCTTTAACCCATGCGCAAACCCAGCAGACGCATGGCCGATTATTGAAAAATACAGGATTAGCATTATCAATCTCGATGAAGATGAGTGGGGTGCACGCGGTGTGGCCTACTGTAAATCTAAGCGAGCTATACATGAAAATCCCCTCCGAGCCGCCATGATTGTCTTTCTCATGATGCAGAGAATCCAATAATGCTTAGCCCATCCCAATCCATTCAATACCAGAAAGAAAGCGTCGAGCGGGCTTTAACGTGCGCTAACTGCGGTCAGAAGCTGCATGTGCTGGAAGTTCACGTGTGTGAGTACTGCTGCGCAGAACTGATGAGCGATCCGAATAGCTCAATGTACGAGGAAGAAGACGATGAGTGATTTCTCTGAGCTTATTTCCTTCAAAAAAGACAGAGAAGAAATGCGGACTGAATCTGTCTATTACGTTCAACACCGGAATAAACGCTCGGTGCTTGATCAGGAGCTGGTTATTACCGGAGACCTGGCATTCAGAACATATAAGGCCAGCATGGAAATGAAGGATTTCCCTAAATGTGGTTCTGAAAGAGAAGCCGCGTTAAAGCTGGCTGAGTGGATGCAGAGAATGGCTGCTGCAATTGAGAATTACTGGAGTGAACCATAATGGCTAACCTACGCAAAGAAGCGCGCGGCAGAGAATGCCAGGTACGTATTTACGGCATATGCAATGGCAATCCTGAAACTACAGTTCTGGCACATTACCGGATGGCTGGAATTTGCGGAACGGGAATGAAGCCTGACGACCTGATCGGCGCATGGGCTTGTAGCGCGTGTCACGATGAAATCGACCGACGCACCCATAACCTCGACAACAAAGACGCCAGACTTTACCACCTCGAAGGCGTGATCAGGACGCAGGCGATACTGCTGAAGGAGGGGAAGATTAAGCCATGAACGAATATCAGTTTGTGCTTCCATACCCGCCGTCGGTGAATACCTACTGGCGAAGACGGGGAAGCCAATACTACATCAGCGATAAAAGGCCAGAAATACCGAAAAGACGTTCAGCAAATCATCCACCAACTCAAGTTAGATATTTTCACCAAATCACGACTCCGCATCAAAGTAATCGCAGACGTTCCAGACTCCCGCCGCCGCGACCTAGATAACATCCTGAAGGGTTTACTCGACTCCCTTATCCATGCCGGATTTGCGGAAGACGACGAGCAATTCGATGACATTCGCGTAATTCGTGGTGTGAAAGTACCAGGCGGACGGCTTGGAATAAAAATCACCGAACTGGAGAACGCATGAACGCCACAATTCAAACGATACCAGAGCTTCTTATCCAGACACGAGGCAATCAGACCGAAGTGGCGAGGATGCTTTCCTGCGCAAGAGGAACAGTGCTCAAGTACAACCGAGACAGCAAAGGCGAGCGTCATGTAATAGTTAACGGCGTCCTGATGGTCAAACAGGGCAAGAGGGGAAGACGATGAGACTCGAAAGCGTAGCTAAATTTCATTCGCCAAAAAGCCCGATGATGAGCGACTCACTACTGGCCACAGTTTATTGGTTTTCGTAACTGAGTCATTTTATTATTTTATTGCAACTTTTAATCTTTTATAGTGCGAAATAAATGGAGCTGGCATTCATTTCGCACTTTATGTTTTTGTTGGACTTATGTTATTTTGATTGAATTCAATTCAGTTAAAAAAGAAGGTGATTGCTCCATTTATAAATGAATAGTCATCCCCTGTCTTGAATTCTGATGTTACTTTATTAAATGCTAGTGTGAAGGCTACAGGTGCATACCCAATTGTTGCGCCAACTTGATATTCATCAACAGTTTTGTTTAGCGATACTGTTGTTTGTTTCGTCTGTATTGTTTTTCCTTCGAGAGTATAGTTGCGATTGACATCTCGTCTTTCCATACCTGCAAAAATCTTGTATTTGAATCCGCTTGTATCGGACATATGCATTAAACCACGGGGAGCCAGCAGACCAAAGCCATTATCCGAATTGAAGGTTTTATCATTACCAATGGCAATGGTTGCGCCATATGCTACATATTGAAATAAGTTTCCAGTAACAGCAGAAACTTCAGGGTATAATCCAACATTAGCACCTAAAATATCCATACTTGGTGTCATGGATAGCATCCCTTTTACAGTATAACCGTAGCGATTCTCTATTTGATCATCCCATGCATGATATTTTTCTGCCCCAATAATCTCATGAGCTTTATTTTGTACTTTCTGACCGCCTGCGTCGGGGCCAACAACACCTATGTCAGTACCTAATCGATAGCGAATCCAGTCATTCGCAAGGGAGTTCCATTCAATACCAGTGTGAGTGTATGCACTAAAAGCTCTGTCTCCAGTTACAGCTGTGTTGTGTCTTTTATTACTGCCTGATGGAGAGTAAATATCTTGCGCAATATGGAGAGATAATTGGCTCGAGTCTGAGATATCGTGGCTATATCCCAGAAATAAGCCTTGTGAGTAATCATCTCTGTTTTCATGTTTATTGCCATAAATATCATTAAGTATTGGTTGAAACTTCCCTGCATCATCATTTGCTAATGATAATGCAAGGCTGTTCGCGATAGCTGAACACGTGGTAAATGACAGAGCAATAAAGACGCCAGCGATGACACTTTTTTTCATATGTTATTGTCTTCCTTTTTTTTGAATGGTGCGCGTATTTTACATACATGAGTTTGTAATACAAGGTGCGTAATCAATATGATGTTTTATAATTGCGTGAGACAATTGATTTATTCGTTTTTTATTGCGGTTTTTATTATCTTTTAATGTAACGGTGTTTTTATTAAGTGTGTTTGCGTGGTGTTTTATGTTTTTTATAATTTTTATTTTATTAAATTTAAAAGCATTAGTAATGGCTATTCTATATAGCAATATAAGAACTGTTACAAAAAAAGGGGGGGCAATTACAGGTAGTTATGGATGATGAGTGAAACAGATATTGGAGAACCGGGGAATGAATGATGTCTGAGTCTTATATATCAGAACTCCTTCGCTGTCGCTGGGGGCTCCTGTGCTTATGTCGTTTCCCCGATTCGGTTTTGAACGATTACCGAATGTTGAAGAATTATGCCAAAATATAGAAAGGATTTACTGCATGAATACCCAATATTTACAGTATGTTCGTGAGCAACTTATGGCAGCTACTGCTGACTTGAACGGAGCAACGAAAGGCCAGCTCGAAGCCTGGCAGGAGCATGCACAATTTGATACTGGTACATACAAACGAAAGAAGCCGCGCATTCTGGATGTGGTAACTGGCAAGATGATTACGCTGGATAATACGCCGACTTCCGGTAAGCAGTCGTACGCAAAAGGTTCATCCATTGCTTTGGTCAGCCCGGTTGAATTCTCAACCTCTTCATGGCGCCGCGCGGTTTTGTCTCTCGATGAACATCAGAAAGCATGGTTGCTTTGGTGTTACAGCGAAAGCGTTCGATGGGGGCATCAGGTCACCATAACGCAATGGGCATGGAGCGAGTTTAAAGATTTGTTAAGTAACAGAAAAATTGCAGGTAAGACACTGGATCGCCTGAAGACGTTAATCTGGCTGGCTGCACAGGATGTGAAGAGCGAACTTGCAGGGCGTGAGGCCTATGAATACCAGACACTGGCATCATTGGTGGGAGTGACAACAAAAAACTGGTCCGAGACATTTACTGAACGCTGGGTTGCAATGAAGCACATTTTTCTACAGCTTGATAGTGATGCTTTATTGCTTGTGACGAGAACACGTTCAAAACAAAAGGCAGCATTTTTACAGCAAAATATTGCAAAACTGGATTAAAAGCCATATACTTCATGCAAATTTGGTATGTTGTAAAAAATGTATAAACCCGCTGCCGAGTGGGTTTTTTTATGCCCTGAGTTGTACTTGTACGGTAAACATGCTGGCTGCTATGTAATAGAGTTTTTTTAGCCTGTAACCTCTTGACGGCATTGAATTGCTTTTGTTATGAGTTGTAAGCCAATGTTATCATCTTGTATTGGGGTGGTTATGAAGGATGGTGCGCTGCTCAGGAGTTCTTCACTTTTTATTGCCTACATGGGATGCCTTGGATGGGGGAGTGCTTATTTCTATGGATGGGGTACTTCTTTTTACTACGGCTTCCCATGGTGGATTGTAGGTGCAGGTGTTGATGATGTTGCCAGAAGTTTATTTTTTGCAGTTATCGTCATTGCTATATTTCTTATCGGTTGGGGTATTGGTGTTGTATTCTTTTTCGCAGTGAAAAGAAAACATTCTATGCAAGAGCTAAATGTATTTCGCCTTTATTTTGCTGTGGAATTATTGTTTGTGCCGGCAATTATTGAGTTTTCTATATTGAGACAGAAGATTCAGGTACCTCTTTTGCTACTGTCAGCAGCGATTGCGCTGGCGGTTACAATTTCGATAAGATCTTATGGGTCGATTTTTATCGGTATCATGCTTCTATGATAAGCCATTTATAAAAAAACATTTTTTGAGATTGTGATGATTGCTTTTGTGGCATATTTTTGGCTTTTTTCATTTCTGACAGGATATTACAAACCACAGTTTAAGAAAGAATATGAAATGATTAATTATAATGATGGTTGGTATTATGTTCTTGCTCGTTATGATAATTGTCTGGTTTTGTCTACTTCTTTCAATGCAGGTAGTAAAAGGTTTGTCATTTATCAATCAGCACAAGATAAGAATCTTCAGGTTGATATTGTAAGGACCAGAATTTAATTGGCTGCATAAATAATATTTTAAGTTGCAAGTTGGCTATTCGTAGGAATAGAACCTTAGGCATGCTGAATGCGTTTTCTGAACATTGTTTTATAAACTGTGTCTGCTTGCTGTTGTGATCCTGCTTTTAGTGATGGTGATGATGGATTTCACCAGCAGGATAATGTTGGTACTGACTGATGGCGCTCTGGTCTGCGGCATTGTGGTATTGCTGTGGCCGATGATGAAAGAACAGAATGAATAATTCTTGACTTTTTGTTTACTGTTTATTAAAAAATCAACCGCATGGTGAATCCTCCTTGGAGGGGCTAAATGATCGAGTTTTAAGGGCACGTAGCGAGTTCTGTTTGATCATTGCAGAACTTAGCGGGAGGCGCCATGCGTACATCACTAGTGTTATTCCTTTTATCATTTTCCTTGTGAGTTCTGGCTGCGCATTGCGCAGCCTTTTTTTTATGACCTGCCACTGGCAGATGGTCATCCTGTGATTTGATTCCGCTTCCGGCTTTTTAACTCTGTTCCTCTACACGGGAGAAATTCGATGTCGATTAAACATTACGATGTTGTCAGGGCGGCGTCGCCGTCAGACCTTGCGGAAAAGCTGACACACAAACTGAAAGAGGGCTGGCAGCCATACGGCGGACCGGTTGCCATTACGCCGTACACACTGATGCAGGCGGTGGCTATTGAAGGAGAGCCACAGGTCGGCCCTTCATCTGAGCCGGATTGGTACTACGTCATCGTACTGGCCGGGCAATCCAATGCCATGGCTTACGGTGAAGGGCTTCCGCTGCCGGATTCATACGATGCTCCGGATCCGCGCATTAAACAGCTGGCGCGCCGCAGTACAGTGACGCCGGGCGGGGCTGCCTGCAGATATAACGATATTATTCCGGCTGACCACTGTCTGCATGATGTGCAGGATATGAGTACGCTGAATCATCCGAGGGCTGACCTGAGCAAAGGGCAGTACGGCTGTGTCGGCCAGGGTTTACATATTGCCAAAAAACTGCTCCCGTATATCCCGAATAACGCGGGGATCCTGCTGGTACCATGCTGTCGTGGTGGTTCGGCATTTACCCAGGGCGCGGAGGGGACATTCAGCGAGTCCACGGGGGCCAGTCAGGATTCGGCACGCTGGGGGGTGGGCAAGCCGTTATATCAGGATCTGATTTCCCGCACAAAAGCGGCATTGCAGAAAAATCCCAAAAACGTTCTGCTGGCCGTCTGCTGGATGCAGGGTGAGTTTGACATGAGCGCCGCCACCCACGTACAGCAACCTGCGCTGTTTACAGCCATGCTGACACAGTTTCGTGCTGACCTCTCCGTGTTTAACGCGCAGTGCCATGGTGGCAGTGCTGCAGATGTGCCGTGGGTTTGTGGTGACACGACGTATTACTGGAAAAATACATACGCTACCCAGTACGACACCGTGTACGGCGGGTATAAAAACAGGGAGAGTGAGGGCGTTTATTTTGTGCCCTTCATGACAGACGGTAACGGCGTCAATACCGCCACTAACGCGCCGGCAGAAGATCCGGATATTCCGGCATCAGGATATTACGGTGCGGCATCGAGAACGAATGGAAACCAGGTATCATCAAACCGCCCGACACATTTCAGTTCATGGGCGCGCAGGAGCATTATTCCGGATCGTCTGGCAACCGCTATTCTGAACGCAGCCGGGCGCACCTCAGCCTTCATCAGTGGTAAGGCACCGGAAATCAAACCTCGCCCGGCGGCAACACGCCATCGGGTCCGTTTGCAGATACGTCCGTTCGCACAATCTCCCTGCTGCCGGCAGCCGGAGAGGCTGCTGCGCAGGGCTGGAGCATTAAGGATGGCGGAATTCAGTTGTCAGATGGTGTATTTAAGATCACCAAGCAGAGCAATAAAACCTGGTCCCTGACGCATCCGGTGGATGACGCAATTACCCTGCTGACACAGGGCGGCAGACTGACCTGTAAGTTCCGCCTGTCAGGCGCACTGACCAACAATCAGTTCGGGCTGGGGATTTATCTGTATACGGATGCTCCCGTTCCTGATGGTGTGGCGATGACGGGTACCGGTAATCCGTTCCTGATGTCGTACTTCACTCAGACCACTGACGGCAGAGTGAATCTGATGCATCACAGGAAAGCCGGAAACACGAAGCTGGGGGAGTTCGGCGATTACGGTAACGACTGGCAGACGCTGGAGCTGGTGTTCACCGCCGGCAGTGCCACGGTTACTCCGAAACTGAATGGAGTGGCTGGCCCGGCATTCCAGGTTATAAAAGACAGTCTGACACTGGGACTGAATGCGCTGACGCTGACGGATGTTACAAAAAATGCAGCGTATGGCGTTGAGATAGAAAGTCTGATGCTGGAGATAAATGCACCGGCAGCATAATAAAAAAAGCCAGCGACTGACCTGAAAAAGAAGACGCTGGCTAAAAGGCCTTATATGTTTGTAGAGACTTATTTTTCACAGACAGCAATGATGCCTGTCAATATATTATCAATATGCGGATTGTTTCAGTTACAGATGCCTTATTAAGGAAAAAAACAGCCAGCACTGACTTTCGGTGGAGAGGTGCTGGCTCAAAAAGGATAGATGTACTTCACATGTTGCTTCTATATGGCAGTACATTTTCTGACAGACAGTGACGGATGTTGTCAAGATATTGTGTCATTTATAACCTGAATCAGGGGAGCCGGAATGTTATCTGGCATTTTTAGCAGAGCCTGAATGCCATAATCACGGCTCCCGGCGTTGGCCGTCAGTGGGTGACACTGGCGGCTTTTTTGTTTTTCTTTACTTTCATATTTCTTGTCGGCGGTGACGGAGACATACATCAGATGGAAAAATCACAACAGGTGTGTCGATACACCACGTCA